ATGGTTATGGTCTATTTTTATTTGTTCGTGTTACCGGATCTAAGATATGGCGATTTCAATATTATAAGCCAATCACAAAAAAAAAGAACGATTATTAGCTTAGGGAGTTACCCTGAATTATCGCTTGCGGATGCTCGGGTTAAGCGTGATGAATACCGGGGGCTATTAGCAAAAAATATCGATCCGCAAGAGCATAATTTTATTATTGAGCAAGAAGCCTTACAGGAAAAAGAAAATCTATTTTCTACACTTGCTGAAAAATGGTTTGAGTTCAAACATCATGAGGTAAAAGCAGGGAATTTAAAACAAGTTACTTATGATGATATTGTCGATCGCGTTACTCGCCATTTGCTACCGCACTTTGGCCACATGGAGCTAAAAAACATATCTGCGCCATTGGCACGAAACAAATTAAAGTATTTAGAAAAAGAGGGGAAACTAGACACATTACATCGAGTTATCGGGTATATGAGCAAAATAATGACCCTTGGTGTGAATATTGGTTTGTTACATAGCAATCCTATTGCTAATTTGTCTGAGGGATTTTTAAGACCCATAGCGGAAAATAACCCGACAATCCCACCAGAACGATTGCCTGAATTCTTTGCTGCACTTCAATCCTCTAAAATGTCTTTAGAGGTTCGGTGCGCAATCGAATTGTTATTGTTGACCGCTACTCGTGTTGGCGCATTAACACAAATGGAATGGAGTGAAATTAATTTTGATGAAAAACTTTGGTACATACCAAAGTACAAAATGAAGGGGAGAGTTGGAAAAGTACAGGATTTTATTGCGCCATTATCAAAACAAGCGCTTGCTGTCCTTGCTGTAATGAAGAAACTCACAGGCAATCAAAAGTATGTTTTTACCGGGTTTAAAAACTCAAATGAGCCAATGAACAAGGAAACCCCAAACAAAGCCATTAAGAGAATGGGGTATCAAAATACACTGACGGCCCACGGATTGCGATCTATTTTTAGTACCACAATGAATAATGCCGAATTTAATCCGGAAATTATTGAAGTTTGCCTTGCTCACTTTGAATATTCATCCGTGCGAGGCACTTACAATAAAGCTAAGTACCTAACGCAACGGATCGAATATATGCAGTGGTGGGGGGATTTTGTTGAGGAGAGAGCGAGAGAATCTGCTGCAGTGTGCTTAACATCGGATTAATTAGCCATTTTCGCCTGTTTGCAGTCAATATAACGTTGAATGTCGGTAGATTTCCAGTAAAGGAATCTGCCGATTTTTATTGGTGCAGGGAAATCATTGTCGTCTTTCATTCTGCGTAAAAGAGTAGAGCGACTAATGTCTAATACTCTTGCCGTATTTTTTAATCTTAGTAATTCTTCAGTCATATTTACTCCAATAAAAAACCGCCCTTTGCGGCCATTGGTTATTCGGTTGGTGGTGGCGGTGGCGGGAGTGGTTGCCAATGGGTAACCTGCGGCAAGTCAAAACCATAGGTAGAGCCGACAAAACAGAAGCCGTCGTTGTATTTGCCGTCATCAAGCCAAGCTATGTCGAATTGTTTTCGGTGCGCGTATTAAGCATGGATACTTTCAGCTTAATGTTAGCGTCCCTTGTTTGTGAGTTTCGCGGACCGCCTTAATTACTTCAGCTAGTGCGTCGGTTCATTCTGCGTTTAATTCGCCGCGATTAAGTTGAGATAATGTTTTATCAAAGTTAGCTTTGCTCATGCGAGCCTCCTGTTATTTAAGTGTTGTTTGTAGATAAAAGAAAACCCGCCTTGTGAGCGGGTTGTTGTAATATGATTTGGTATATGCTATTTATTAACCTAATAAATTATTAATAATAAGGATATATTCATGAAATGCACTATTCATATAAGCTCTCAAGTTAAAGAACAATTACATTTATATTTTGACGAATATATTCAAGCCTTGAGACATTATTTGTCTAAAGATTTCCCAAATATTGAATTTGATTTCAAGTATGTGGATAAGCATAGTCAAGGTACTGGCTCAGAAATAAATCCACCTCCTTGTATTTGCAATATTTCATTTCAATTTCCCGCAACTAAAGGAAAAGATATTTCAGAAGAAATTCTTGGGGTGGCGGATAAGGTTGCATTAAATTTGAAGAAAAAGTTCAGAGATAGAAGATTTCATCAATCATTAGATCCTGAACCATTTTTAACTTTGGATGAATTACTTAATTAGCCCTTATACGCTTTCAGCGTTTTAACAAATTGCGGGATATGTTCGTCAAACGCTTTCATTAATTTTTCATCGCGCTCGGCGGTAAACAAATAAAGCGTTTGTTTTTGATACTCGCGGCAATAACTCACAAAGTCCCAAGTTTCGTAGCCCGTTACCCATAAATTCGCCTGCACCTGTATGACGTACTCAGCCGGCACGCCACCCTCAAGCAAATAGCGGATATGGGTACTCATTTTCGGGCATTTGATTTCAAGCCCTTTTTTGAGTGACGGAATTAATCCGTCGGGGCTAACCATTACATCGCGGTTTTCGTTGAGATACACGCCGCCGACCTGAATAACGTCATTACCAGTTAAAAACTCGTAAGCGGCGCGCGCCTGCGGTTCAAGCTGGTTGCCTCGTTCCATAAAACCGGATTTAAACGTATCGCCACCGCCCAAGATGCTTTCTTCGATCAACTCGGCCATATACTTGATTTGCGCGCTTGATTTTTTACCGGTTGCCGTCACAATATTTTCAAAGCCCGTTGCGGTGGGGATACCTAAACGGGCTTTTAACCATTCTTCCGAGCCTTGTTCGCAATCAAGCGTTATTAGACCGTCAATCATAGTGGAACATCTTCTCCATCATTTTCTTGTTGCTTATCAAGGCGACCGTTCAGGATCGATATGGCATTGTCGGCTTGCTCTTTTGTCATTTCGGAAATATCTGCATGACCGTATGCCGTCAGTAGTTTTTCCATGCTTGTACCGGTTGCGTCAATTAAACCGATTAACATTTCTTTCTGTTCGGATGTAATCAACGCCGAAACGTCTATCACGTTTTGTTTAGGCGTTACGTTTACCGGCTCACGCTGCGTTTCCGCGATGCGTTCTGCCTCATCTTGGTCGTAAATACCGGTGAAACCAAACGCCAAGCGCGCACACTGAATCATCGCTTTGTGACGTAACATTCTTTTCGGATGTGTCTTCCATGGGCCCATTTCACGAAAGCATTCGCTCATATATTCCGTTACCGAAATTGGTTTTGAGCGGTCTTTGCGATAAATTCGGCAAGTGCATTTTTCATCGTCTAAATCAAATTCGATGCCGTCAAAATTTGGGTTTTCATTGAGAATTCGCGCCCAACCATCAACGCCGACGATCGGAACAATACCATTTTGACGGTCGGGAAATGCGTAAATTTCTTTCGTCCAAGGATTTAATCCATATTGATTCGCCACGATTAAAAGTGCGGTCATTTGGCTGTCATTTACATTACCCTTGAAAGCGGTATTTTTTAATGTCGCCATCAAGTCGGAACCGTCCGCAATTTCAAAACGTTTAGCCAGTTTGTCTGTCAGATGTTGTAGTGCTGTTGCCATTTCGTTTTATCCTTTAATTCATTTTTTTAAGTGATACATTGTCGCCATACTGTGCTTTGATATTTCGAGCCAAGGCGATTGCTTGCTCTTGCGTGCCGGTAAATGCAATGCGGATTTCGAAGTTAAATGTCGGCTCATCAGAAAGTGCGGTCGAATTTTCTTGTGTTTTTTCTACCGCACTTTGTGTTTCTGTTTCGGACGCAATGGCTTGTGATTCCGCTTTTGCTTTGGCATCTTCTTCGGCTTTTGCTTTTAACTCTGCCTCACGCTGTTGTTCGGCATTTACTCGCTCCGCAATAATTGGCTCAAGGTCGTCCGTGCCGGCAACTAATTGCAGTGCGTCTCTAAATAAATGCTCATATGCAACCGGAATCATTTTTAAACGCGCTGTAATTCGTGCGGATTCCTGGGCCAATTCAGCAAGAATTAACGTTTTTTCGGCATTAACCGATTTAACTAATCCATCAAGCTTTCTTTTGTTTTTTGTCGCCTCTTCGAGGCGGTTTGTTATTGCTGATTTCGGCATAGTCTGTTCGAGCGCAAGAGAGACAGAGCTTTCATACTTGCCGCGTATTTCCGAAATTTCATCAAGCGCACCATTGACAATGCGCTGTTTAATTTCCGCTTCTTTGGATTCAACAAGTTTTTTGCGTTTTAAGCGCTCTTGTCTAAATGTTTCAGCCCACTCAGCAGCACTATCTAATAGCTCGGAGACTTCTTTGCTACCGTTTTTCACGCCGTCAATTACCGCACGGATTCGTTTTTCAACCGCTTCAAGCTCTTTAACTTCTTCTTTTGCGCGGGCAAAATCGTCATCTGTTTCAAATTTTTCGGTAAGCGTTTTTAAGTACGCGTCAGCTTGTTTTTCAAAGTCCTTGAAATTTGTTGCAACAACTTTACTTTCGGTTGTTAAAACTAAATTAAATTCGGTGTTCATTATGCCATTCCTCTTCCTAAATTTCGTTTGGCCACAATTGCGATCGCGTTGTCTCGGAGGTCTGCTAACTTATCCCATGCTCCAGTACCAATCGCTAACCACTGCATATTTAAGTCATCATCACTAAGAGAGATTGCGTTATTGATTGCGTCAATTAGTGATTCGTCACCATTTTTTGCAGCCTCATCAATTCGGGATTTTTCCGCCTCAAGCTCGACTTCGTATCGTTCCGCCTCTTCAATTTGTGCGTGATGATCAGCTTCTAGACTATTTTCCCAATATGTTTGTAAACTCATCTCCGCACCTCATCTAATTCTTTCTGTTTTTGCGCTGTGTAGGCTTTCATGTATCGAAGTTCTTCTGCTGTTGGTTCACGTGGAATGTCGCCGAACTCAAGGCTCGCTTGACGTTGCCATTCCTTTGCTATTTGCTCGCTTACCGCGTTATTGTTGTAGTCAGTATCAACGGCAAGAGTAGGGCGTGAAAGGGATAACCCAATTAGCGCAACACCCCAAACGCAAGCGGTAATCACTGCGCAAACAATCCAGTGTAGGTATTTATCAAGCCATTGGATGATTTGTTTTTTTCGGCTTGGATGTTGATTCAAAAGTGCGGTAGTAAATCGTTGTTGTTTCATTTTTCACCTCAAAAAAAAGCCCTCCGTAAAAAGAGGGCAAACCTAAGGAACCAATTTTATAGGTTGCATAAGTTTTAAGCCCTCATGCTCGGCTGTGGGGTTGCTAGTTAGCTCTTGTTATTAGCAAACACAAGAGCCGTTGAATAAGTGCCTTTCTTTATGCTTGTAAGGCTCAAGCCCTTATTGTCTCTCACAACACTAAGGAATATAATTAAATCTCTCACAGCACAAATAAGGATTCTTCTATGAGAAACTATTTAATTTCTTACGATTTATACAAAGCTGGGCAAAATTACGATGGATTGATTAGTTATATTAAAAGCCATCAAGTTTGGGCTGCTATTCATAAATCAGTTTGGTATATCAAATCCAATAAATCTGCAGAACAAATTCGTAATGAACTGCTCATTTATTTAGATAAGAACGATAGTGTCTTTGTTACGGATATGAATAGTGCTGCTTGGAATAATCTGCCTGAAGGAAATGGTGAATACATTAGGCAGAATTGGATGAGGTAGATATACTCCCATTACCAGTGTTTAGCCCATTTCTATTAATTATTTCGATTGCTGAACAACATCTTTGAGCGATTAATTCTGGCTCTAAACAGCCATTTTCAACAGCTCTCAATACAGCCCATTTGATATTTTCTTTATCTCTTTCAGATAGGCTGTTTTCTTTTTTTTCTTCCATTTTTAACCTCATTTATTTTATGTTTGCCATTTCAAAGCGCACTTCTTCTATCATTCATTCCGGTTGTACTTCCCAAAATATCTCTGTCCTAGCAAATGCGCTTTGAATTGGTGTCGCAGGGTGGATTCAAACCACCATCGCACGGATTAAAAGTCCGCCGTTCTATCGGTTGTAACTACTGCGACATTAACTGGTCCGTGGGCTTGTTTGCCGTTTCCCCGACCATCCTCATATCCTCGAAGGATTGCTTAAAGATATAAACAGCGCTGCCCTTGATTCGCCAACCACCTCTTTTCGGTTAAACACGCGACACAGTTTTCTGCTTGGGGGTTACTCGACTTAAATCAGCCGATAATTTATATCCCGCATGAGATCAAATTGTCTAAAACTCGAAACAGGTTAATGATGAGCGCCTTTCTTTATGCTTGTAAGGCTCAAGCCCTCTTGTGTTGCGACCACTGCGAGGAATATAATGCTCCCCTGCGACCATAATTTAATCGAGGAAAGCTCTATGAGAAGAGAGGAGAAAGGTCACGTTCCGCCGAGACCAACGCCACCGCCCAAACCAAAGTAAGGATCTAAAAATGAACGGTAAAACAAGAGAAGATTTAGTCTTTGAACTTTATTACAGCTATAATTTAGAGAACATCTATTATCATTTTAATGCTCGCCTAAATAACCTGTTAGTTACTATCCAATTACTACTCTCATCTGCCATTATTGGCGATCTAAGTCGCTACTTCCCAAATGCGAATTTTAATATCCTTGTTGGGATTGTTTTGGCGATATTGAGTATTGTTTCTCTTGTTTATCGTTTCGGCGAAAAAGCCGCTTTGTCACAAGTCGCAAAAGGTCAATATCAAGCGTTAATTAAACGTTATCCAAAAATGAATGACGATGAACTTAATAACGCCTTAACCGAGACCGATGCTATTGATAATCATATTATCGGAGTATTTTGCGACATTTCTCATAAACGCTCAGCTATTCAGCTGAACCGAGAAGATGACACCAAACTAAATTGTTATCAGTCAGCTATCGCATGGTTTTGCGGTGAAAGTTTTAATTAAGGATTTGTTATGAGCGATGATTATTCATATAACCCCAAAAAACCAACTCCACCGCCTACTAAAAAATAGGTTTTTATACCCACATAATAGTGGGTATTTTTTTACCCATTATTAACCTGTTTCAAATTTTTAAAGAGCATTGAGATTGTGTATCTCGTTTTGTTGGGTGTATTATATAAGATATCTTATATATAGTAAAGCAATTTCTTATAGAATTTTATATGAAATCTATAAATATTCTTATATTTTATTGATTTTTAAAGAAATAAATTTTCAAGAAATGTGTTTATTTGCTCATTTTTTAATCGGTAAATGTTGTGATTTGAGATTCTGATCACGGAATAAAAGTAGGATTATGTGATAATTCCGCTATATTTTTTATGGAGGTTTATATGAAAAAATTACTTGTTGGCTTATGTCTTTTCCCTTCCATTGCTTTTTCGACAGAAACAGGCGAAAGCTGTGCCAAGATTGAAGATAGCGCTAAACGACTTGAATGCTATGATTCGGTATTTCTAAAATCACCATCTCAAAGCGAAAAAGAACTACAACAAAAATTAGATGATGAATTGGCTAAGTTAAAAGCGGAACTTGCATCTTGGCGATATAGAGAAAGCAAGGATGAGATGAGAAATAAAACATCTTATTTTGCGTCTAAAGCATCTGATAATACTATTGAACTATCATTTCCTTACCAAGGTGGATCAAGCATTACTCTAGTGTTGCGTAAGCATAGTGAGTATGGGAATGATGTGATGTTTAATTTATCTAAGGGGCAGTTCTCTTGTCGAATTGATGGTTGTAATATTTCAGTAAAATTTGATGATGAAAATATAGAGAAGTATGCAGTAAGCGAATCAGAAAGTGGCTCTAATGACGTATTATTTCTTAGCGGAAAAAAAAGCATGAAGAAATTTGTGGATAAACTAAAAAGTGCTAAGAAAATGGTTATCGAGTTTCCAATTTATGATTACGGACGAGCTCAATTTACCTTTACTACTCAAGGTTTAGAGTGGAAACATTTTTAACAAAACATAAGCCACGCAATGCGTGGCTTTTTTGATACTTATTGAATTGCAATGGTAGGCATATTTACTGAACTATAGCCGCCATTCTCTAACATTGAGATAATGCTCGCTCTTGATTAAGGGTAAAGATAATTGATTTCTAAAGAAAAGAATTTTGTTTGCTTGTTTTTTGAGCAATAAGAGAGCGAAACAGGGCTACACTTTGAAAAAGTGCGGTAGAAAAGTGCGGTAGAAAAGTGCGGTAGAAAAGTGCGGTAGAAAAGTGCGGTAGAAAAGTGCGGTAGAAAAGTGCGGTGTTTTAGGTCTATTTAGATCTAAATCAGATCTATATAGATTTACATGAGGGGAGTTTGGTGGTAGATGGGCAAAAGAAAACCGCCCGAAGGCGGTTTGTTTGGGTAGATATATCCCTCTAGTCTGCAATAAATGCAGGCATATTAACTGTGTTATAACCTGCAAGCGCTAATGTGGATACAATAAATGAGCGAGAATACGGATATAAATAATTAATGAGTAAGACTCTCATTTCTTCGCTTTCTTTTTGCTCTTGTGTCGGATTTTCTTTAAATTCAATAACAAAAAGATGTTCAAGTTCAAGATCAAAAATGTTGTTTTTGATTTCAACTTTAATAGTTACTCCATATTCTTTACTATCATCATCATCGCTACTATGAAGACTCGGGGTGATAGATAATGTTGTTGGAACTGCTTTACCCTTAATTGATTCTTTTTCTGGGGATTTTGATAATAAAGAAATGTTTGAAACAAATCCCTCATGTTTAATATCAAATTTCATATATCTTCTCGCTATATCTTAACTGTAGTAAATTGATAGTTTTTTTGTGAAGAAACTAATTCAAATGCCTTGTGGAAGGTTTCCAGAATAGTTTCTTTAATATTTTTTTGTTGAATTTGATATTTTTGAGCAAGTATTTCAACCGGAATACCAAGCTCTTCATTCAATTTCCAAATCTTAGATAGGGTTAGAGGAGCTTTATAGTTTAGTATTTTTGAAACAGTTCCTTTTGACCCTAGATAAGGCTGCATATCTTTATGCGTGAGATTGTGTTGCTCCATGTAGAATCGAATAATCTCAATAGGATCAGCTTGATGTACTTCTGTACATTGCGATTCATAATGATCCACCAAGACAGAAAGCAATTCAAATTCGTCGGCAGCGTCTCGGTTTGTTTCTAGATCCAACTCTGCCAGCTCAAGAAGACGCTGCATTGCTTGTTCGTGCTGTTGTTCTGTTTTAATGAGTTTAATCATAGTTAACCTTTTTTTGCTTCTTTTCTTAGATCAAGTTTATCGTACTCTGAGTGAGTATAGATGCCTTTTATTATCATAGTATTTTGGGTAAAAACGACTTTAACAAAAGTTCTGTAATTGTTTCCACCTATATCAAAAACATAGTGATTGTTGGCTATGTAATCTACATTATTTATACCAAATAGATTTTTAAAATCCTTGTCTTGAGTAAAATTATTGTGCTTGATGAGAGTCATCCAGCTTGAGAGTGACGATTTAGCGTTGGCGTGTTTCACTATGAACTTATCAAGCAAGGTTCTATTTAGAATTTTCATTTAGCCTGCCATTATACAGAAAGTTTCCAAAAAGGAAACTTATAAAAAAGTAATTATCATAAATCAACAATATCCAGTGTTAGTTTCTATAGTAAAACTGAATACCAAAAGACTTTCCCAATGACTGATATATCTTGCATGTCTGCTATCTCATCTGGGTGTTCTTCGCTGTTATAACTACGTATTTTCACTTGTTCGTTTGGCATATTGTAGAGTAGTTTTATGCGCAACAAGCCGCCGTGATTGATAGCGTATATCTTGCCGTCTCGGATTGTCTTATTGCCCAAATCAATTCCCACCGTTGTTCCATCCGGAATAACCGGCTCCATTGAATTTCCATCAGCAATCACACATACCGCATTTTCGTACTGTACGCCTTGTTTACGTAGTGTTGCTTTGGAAAAACGCAATTTGAAGTTGTTATAGTCTGCAATATCATCAGCAAAACCATTTCCGGCGGCTAAGCGTACTTCTTGGAAAAGCGGAACTTCTACCTCGTCATCGTTTAACGGAGTATTACGGTCCCACAGGTCAAATGAGCCTGTTTCGGCTACGTTTGATTTTATTTGGGGCTGTACCATGTCACCAGTGCCATTTAAGAGCCATTCCGGCGAAATTTTCAAAGCTTTGGCTATTTGTAAGCCATTTCTAGGGCTTTTTGTAACTCCGTTCAAAATATTACTGATCGTTACTTGTGATGTTCCGGCTAATGCAGCTAATTCAACTTGGTTTTTACCCATTTTATCCATTGCAAACTGCAATCTTTCAGCAAGTGTATTCATAAAACCCTCCTTAATCGTCCGATCCTATAAATAAACTTATATAAAATCAAATAAGAAATCCTTTACAAATTATAATGTATCTTATATTCTATATAAGAATTTTAATTAAAGGTGAACTATGAAGAACGAGGTAATCGAAAAAGCAATTTCAATTTGCGGTTCTCAGGTAAAGCTAAGTCAAGAATGCGGAGTTTCTCAGGTTTCCGTCAGCTTTTGGCTTAATGGTGGCGGTATTAACGCTAAGTATATCCCGCGAATCGTTAAGGCTACAAAAGGCAAGGTAACTGAAAAGCAGATTTTACACTCCTTGGCAAATTTACCTGACAACTAATTTACTCATATTGGCGCAAAAGAAAACCATAAAAAACGGAAAGAAATTATGGCAATGAAGAAAGTCATTATGGAAATGATTGAGAACATACCGGGCGGTAAAAGTGCGGTTGCGGGATTTCTCGGATTTTCGGAAGCGGAGCTGAACAATCGGCTTTATCAGACGAAAGGGCAACGCTTCAAGAATGAGGAGCTGATCGCACTGCAACTTGAGTATGGATGCACTGATTTTATCGAGGAGCTTTGCCGCAATGCCGGCGGTCGTTTTGTGCCGGACGCAATAGCAAGCGAATTAGACGCAGTGGAAATCTCAACGTTACAGCTACATGAACTCTCCGCGCGCGGATTGTTGTTTGAGGCGTTAGAAAAAGCGTTAGCCGATGGTGAAATCACCACCGATGAAGAAGACGTGATCCGCAAATTATTAAACAAGCATTTAGCAGCGACACAACACTCAATCGAGTGCGTGATCTCGCTAAATAAACGGCAATAAAAAACCACGGCGGCAACCGTGGTTCTATACGAAGGAATTTTTTATGAAAACCAAAATACAGCTTTATGATACACAAATTCGCCAAGATGAACAAGGGCGTTTTTGCTTAAATGATTTACATCAGGCAAGCGGTGGTGAAAGTCGTCATCGTCCTGCTTACTGGTTATCAAATCAGCAAACGCAAGAGTTAATCGGCGAAATTTCAAAAGACGGAATTCCGTCTATCCTTACAAAACAAGGACTTGGAACATTCGTAAGTAAAGAACTTGTTTACGCTTACGCAATGTGGATTAGTCCGAAATTCCACTTACACGTTATTCGCACATTTGACAGCTTGGCAAGTCATCAAAATTCGACCGCACTTTTACCTGACTTTTCTGATCCGGTTGCAGCGGCTCGCGCATGGGCTGACGCAAAAGAGGGCGAACAACGCGCTTTATTGGATAGCAAACAGAAATCAGAACAGATTGAATCAATGCAGAGCTATTTCCGTCACGGTATGAGCGCACCTCAGTTTGTAAAAGGGTTAAACGGTGCTAATTCTTCGCAGATCAATGATTTCTTGGCTCGTAAAGGTTGGGTTTACAAGGATAAATACGGCTGGCGCGTAACATCCCGTGCGCGCGATGTGTATCTGACCGAAGAAAACACACAGGTAGCCGAACACGGTCAAGAAGTGCGTATTTTTTACAAGCCGGTTTTGCTGCAAAAGGGCGCAGCAAAAATCTATGACTGGTACATGAAAAATCAATTACCGATGAAAGCAAACTGGAACGGTAATTTCAAACAAGATAAGGCGGTGGCGTAATGAGTGATTTTATCGTTAATTCTTTCCAAATCCCCAATGCGTTTGTTGATGAATTGATTGCTGATTTATCAGGGAACGCCGTTAAGTGTTATTTATTAATCGCGCGTCAAACAACAGGCTGGCAGCGGGAAAGCGATTACATTTCCGTATCTCAATTCCAAGAGAAAACGAAGATCAAGGATAAGCGCACGATTTACGCCGTTATCGACGAATTAGAGCAAGCGGGCTTGATTATTACTGAGCGCGAATTAGGCATAACAAATAAATTTTATTTGGTTCGTAATGTACCTAGTACCAGTAGCAAAAAATGTACCCAGTTACAAGAAATACAACCAGTGACAAAAAACGCCACTAGGGCAGTAGCAAAAAATGTACCTAGTACCAGTAGCAAAAAATGTACCTCACATAAAAACAATATAAATACACCATTAAATACAATTAAAAAAACTTCGCAAAAAAATACCACACTTTCGCTGCTTGCCGAGTTCGGTATCACCGGTCAGCTTGCCGATGACTTTGCCGAACACCGAAAATCGAAAAAAGCGGCGATTACGAGGACTGCACTTGAGGGCTTTCAGCGCGAAGCCGACAAGGCAGGCATTCCGCTTGCCGAAGCAATCGAAATCGCTATTTGCCAAAACTGGCAAGGTTTTCGGGCTGATTGGTGTAAAAACCTGTCCGGCGCGAAAGGCAAAAAACGCGATGATTTCGCCGATGACGGCAGCTGGGCTATCGGTCGCACGGTCAATGTGCCGCGAGGGTCAATGATATGAGAACCGTAGCAAACTTAGCGCAGGTCATCGGTAGCGAGCCAAACTATCGCGCGCCGGTGGAAAAAGCGCGGATTTCTGACAACGCAACGAAACTTGTTGATCGCATGTTCCAGCGGCTGAAAGCGTTACACCCCGCATGGAAACAAGCGTTTGCCACCACCGAAGATTACAACTACGCAAAGCAAATTTGGCTTGAAGAATTACTCAAAGCCGGCGTTGTTACCCCGTTAAAGCTCAAACGTGGACTTGATATTGCCGCCACACAAGCAAGCGCGTTTTTCCCGTCAGTAGGTCAATTCATCGCATGGTGCAACACAACGGATTACTCCACTCTTGGTTTGCCAACACCTGACGAATTGCCGGCGCGAATAAGTAAATTTCAAGCGGTTTACTGCACGGACGGTGAGGATAAATTTAATTATTTATCGGACGCTGAATACTGGTTATTAACCGACTTGTGCAGCCGCGGTCGTCGTGACCAATGGACACCGACGGAATTTAAAAAAGAGTGCGAACAGGCACTCAAGGCAATAGCAAAGCGAATTGAAAGCGGCGAAACAATACCGGCACGCAGAAAACAACTACCGACACAAACAACCGTGCCAACCAGTCCGGAAAAAGCCGCAGAAAACATCGCAAAACTTAAACAGATTATAGGAATGAAAAGATGACAGAGCGAAAATTTGATAAGGACACATACCCAACATCACTTTCACTATTTAACCCGATTCATGCTGAATTTGGCTTTACGATTGATGGTGCCGCACTACCGCACAACGCAAAACTTGAGCGATATGTAACGCCTGAAATGGATTACTTAACTTACCCGATACAAAACGAGCGCATTTTCATAAACCCGCCATTTAGTGACCCGTTAAGTTTTATTAAACGTTCCGTCGAACTGTTTGAAAATCATAACTGTTTAGTAGTGATGTTACTGCCGGTCGATATTAGCACGGAATGGTTTTCCTTAATCACTCAAAAAGCGACAGAAATCCGTTTTATTGTTGGTGGCCGCATTAAGTTTTTAAGTCCTCAAACGGGTTTATGGACTGATGTCTGCCGTGGTAATCACTTAGCGATATTTGACCCGCGTCACCGCAACATGGGGCAAGTTATCCGTCATGTTCACATTGACGACCTAGGGGAATTCGAATGGCGAGCCAAAAGCAGAAAAAGACGGTAATCCACGCGGTTAAATATGCGAACGGTGCGGTTGTAGCGGAAACAGACTACGACCGCAATTTACTCAAGGGGTTGCCGGTTGGAAGTGCGGTAAAAATCACACCCATCGGCAACAATCGAAACTACCAGCATCACAAGAAGTTTTTCGCGCTACTCGATGCAGGTTTTGAATATTGGCAGCCTGAATTTAGCGTGCTGACCCAAGCGGAAGAATGGATAGCGCAGGCGGTCGCAAGAGAAATCGCAGTAGTGGCCAACGATGAGAATCTGTATCAGAACGTAACTAAACCGATAGCAGATAGCGTGCTGGCAAAAGTGCGGTCGAATCGCGAATCAAAATTAGATTATGAGGGCATGAAAACCCTTGAAGCGTATCTCGATCATGTGATGAAAAAAGCTGGGTTTTACGACATCAAGCCGGCACAAGACGGCGGCACACTGAAAGAACGTTGGTCAATTTCATTCGGCAATATGAGCCAAGAAAAATTCAACGACGTGTACAAGGGCGTGTTTGGCGTTATTTGGAATGAAACCCTTTGTAACGTGTACGAGAACGAATGGGAATTGGAAAACAAGATTAATCAATTAATAGGGTTTGGAAGTTAAGACAAAAATGAAGTGTAAAACGAAGAAATGTAAAAACTGCGGCAATCTGTTTTATCCGGCAAATTCTCTTGCGAAAGTCTGTTGTGTTCAGTGCGCTATGGAATACGCCAAAAAACAGGCGGCAGTCGAGCAACACAAAGCAGAAAAGAAACGGCTTAAGGAACGCAAGGAAAAGTTAAAAAGCCGCGCAGAGTGGCTCAGAGACGCGCAGGCTGTATTTAACAAATTTATTCGGTTGCGCGACAAAGACCAGTCCTGTATCAGTTGCGGCAGATACCACGAGGGACAATGGCACGCAGGGCATTATCGCAGTGTTGGAGCTTGTCCTGAATTGCGGTTCTGTGAACAAAACGTACATAAGCAATGCGCACCCTGTAATGACCACAAAAGCGGAAATATCATTGAGTACCGAATCAATCTTGTGAATAAAATCGGCGCAGATAAGGTGGCTTGGTTAGAGCGACAAGACCACGAGCCGAGAAAGTACACAATCGAAGACTGCAAGGCGATCATCAAACATTACAAAGCGAAAATTAAGGAGTTAGAGCAATGAAGCGGTTTGCCGAGTTAACGTTGACAGAGCAGCAAGAAGAGTTCGTCGATGAATGGATGTTTAAATGGGGGGCATGGGTGCGGTCCGGTCGATTAGACAAAGCACAGGTTAATATCATTGCTAAGCTAATGCAAAGCGTAGCATCTGCTGAACCAGGGGAACAAACCTGCGATGATGAAACAGGTTATATGATTAGCCAAATCGTCGATCGGTTCTTCGCAAAAAATGACCGCACTTTGCGCTATATTCTGTTTTCATATTACGTTAATAAAAACACAATTAATCGCATAGCCGTTAAACTGCGTGAAAACTGTGGAGAGATGAAAATGCAGCCGTGCGCCGGTAAGTCAGATATTCGCATTCCGAGCCTTAAAACTGTGAAGCGGAACGTTGAAAAAGAATTGAAATTGGCAAAAGCGATAATTCACGAACTGCTTGTAACTGGTTTCGTTATTCTTCGAACTGGTCGACAAAATGCAAAAAACATCAAAATTACATATTGACAAACCTTGTCATCTTGTCCTATTATTTGAATATATGGTGGTCGTCGTGTAAGTGATGTTCACCTACAGTCGCCAGAAGGTGGCTGTGTGTTGAAACAACGATGAAATTAATGGATTTGGATTTAAGTAAACCCTGACTGGTAACAGTTGGGGTTTTTTATTGCCCTGAATAAAGCGGGGTGGAGTATGGCAAAAATGCAGGTGTTTAAGGATATGCCGATTGAGTCTCAAGCTCTTGGTTGGGTTACGGGGCTTTTCGGTGCGCTCACGTTGTCCGAATGGGCTATTCTGATAGGTATTATTGTGACGATTTGCGGTTATCGGCGGGAATCAAGATATAAAAAACGTATGCTGGAGCTCGAAGAAATTCGAGCTGGAATCCGCGACAAAAACGGGAATCTGATTAATGAACAAAACAGTTAAAAAAACGTTAGCCGGCGCGGTGTGTTTGGTAAGCGTTATTGTTGGCAAGGTTTACACTGATTATGCGGATGACCTTGTGATCAGCAAAGAGGGTGCGCAAGCTATTGGCGACGAAGAAGGTTGTCGCCGTGACCCTTACCGTTGTTCGGCTCATGTTTTAACTTACGGTATTGGCGCAGCCGTTACTGGCGGAACAATGATTCTCGAAAATAAGCGTTACACCGATGAAGAAATAGCGGAACAATATGCTAAAGATCTAAAGAAAGCAGGTGATTGCATCATGCTTTACTTTAACGGTGCAGACATGAATCAAAATCAAATAGATGCTTTAGGGTCTGTTATTCATAATTTAGGCTGTGGCGGCGCTCGTTACTACTACGACAAAAAATCGGGTAAGCGGCTTAAAACTCAGTTATACAAAGCGGCTTTAGATAAAGACTTTGTGCGCATGTGTAACACGTTTACAAACTACGCAAATGTGAACGGAAAGCCGCACCCGGCAATCATGAAACGCAGAATAAGAGAGCGTGATTTATGTTTAACCCCGGTGAACAATTAATTAAACGGATTAAGTTTGGTGTGATATGTGTTGGTGTCGTTGCGGTTTTGTGCCTGCTCGGCGTTTTGCGGTACCAGCACAGCACCATTGTTAACTTAAGAGCCGACAACAAAGAGCAGGCGCAAGCGTTATCTCAAAAAGAAAAAGAGATAACGAGACTGAAAAACGAAGCGGCTGAAAATCAGCGCATCATGTTAGAGCTATCGAAACAAGAAGCGGAAGCACGGAGCGAATCAGATGAAGTTATTAAATCCATCCCACAAGATATTAAACAAAGCCATCCTTATAATGCTTCCGCTCCTCGTAATGTTGTTGAGTTCTTGCGCAGGTAAACCACAAGCTACCGGTTGTCCTGTATTGCCGCCTGCTTATGTTGCTCATTTGGATAAGACAGGATTTAACGGCAACACATACGGAGACATCACTCAATACTCTGTCATCCTTAAGCGTGAGCGCGACATGTGCCTGAATAGGATTGATAAGATAAGAGAGTGGCAAGTTGAGAACACTCAGCACTAAATGGAAAATTAAAGGGCGTTAAAACAAGCGCCCTTTGTTGTATGTACACAAAAGGAATGAAAATGCCCGCAAGAATACCTAAAGCATGCCGAAAACAGGGATGTAAGAACACAACAACGCATTCAAGCGGTTATTGTGAACTGCATTTAGGTTGCGGATGGCAACGACACCAACAAGGCAAGACGGCAAGCCAACGCGGTTATGGCTCACAGTGGCGAGCGTTGCGCACCGTCGCCTTAGAGCGTGACAAGTATCTATGCCAAGAGTGCTTAAAAAAAGGTAGATATGTTATAGCAACAACCGTTGACCACATCATAGCTAAAGCACATGGTGGCAGTGACAATCTTTCAAACTTACAAAGTTTATGTAATTCATGCCATAAATTCAAAACCGCAAGAGAGCGCTTGAGATAGCGTTTAAAGTGCGGTCAATTCTACAAGGGGAGGGGGTGGGTAAATCTCTATAGGTTTCAGCTATGGATACCGCCCGTTCAACTCAATTTTCACAACCGCGAAATTAAGATTTTGAGGTAAGCGCCAAAATGACAGGGAAAGCACTTGTTCCGGGGCGTGGGCGCAAGCCTAAGCCTACGGCAGTTAAGAAACGGCAAGGCAACCCTGGAAAACGGAAATTAAACGAAAACGAATTAGTTTCCGAGCAGTTAACAATCGACACCCCACCGCCTGACGATCTGAATGATGACGGCGTGACGATGTGGCACTTTGTTTTAAAGGAACTTTGCCCGCAGGGGATAGTTTTGAAAACCGACTTAGAAACCGTTGCTAACTATTGCATTGCATACCAAAACAGAAAAGCCGCTAACGCTGATATTAAAAAATTCGGTGGAACTATTGAGACGGAAAGTGGATTAAAGCGGAACCCTGCTTACACGACCCTGAAAGAAGCACTGGCTGATATGGCAAAATTCGGATCGTTGCTTGGACTTGACCCAAGTAGCCGGAGCCGACTAATGAGCAATGCTGATACGCAATCAAGCAATCCATTTGCGGAGTTATTCCAATGACCGACAATGTGAAAAAAGCGAACAAATACGCAAAGGACATTGTTTCCGGAAAAATCCCCGCTTGCCGACTGGTGATTAAAGCTTGTCAACGGCATTTAGACGATCTGAAAAATCAGAAAGACAAAGATTTTCCTTTTCGCTTTGATGAAAAACTGGCGGAACGGGCTTGTAAATTTATTCAACTTTTGCCCCACACCAAGGGGGAATGGGCGTTAAAGCGCCAGTTGATCACGCTTGAACCTTGGCAGTTGTTTGCGGTGATGAATGCGTTCGGCTGGCTGAAAAAATCTAATGGATTGAGACGTTACCGCGAGGTTTACACCGAAATCCCTCGCAAAAACGGGAAATCGGCGATTTCGGCGGGCGTTGGTCTGTATATGTTTTGCGTTGATGGTGAATTTGGTGCAGAGGTGTATTCCGGCGCGACAACCGAGAAGCAAGCATGGGAAGTATTCCGCCCCGCCCGCTTGATGTGTAAAAAAACCGAATTGCTTTGTACTACATTTGGAATCGAAGTAAACGCATCTAATCTTAACCGCCCTACCGACGGATCGCGCTTTGAACCGCTGATCGGCAATCCAGGTGACGGTGCCTCGCCGAGTTGTGCGATCGTGGATGAGTACCACGAACACAAAGATGATGAGCTTTACACTACCATGCTCACTGGTATGGGGGCACGTCGCCAGCCGTTGATGTGGATTATCACGACGGCGGGTTACAACATTGAAGGTCCTTGTTACGACAAGCGCCGCGAAGTGATTGAAATGCTGAATGGCACGGTGCCGAATGATGAATTGTTCGGTTTAATCTACACAATCGACGAGGGTGACGACTGGACAAGTCCGGAAGTGCTACAAAAAGCTAACCCGAATTTTGACGTTTCGGTTTATGCGGATTATTTGATAAGTCAGCAGAAACAGGCGATCAATAATCCACGCTTTACGAATAAATTCAAAACAAAGCACCTGAATGTTTGGGTATCAGCGAAAGAATCCTATTTCAACATGGTGAGCTGGGAGAAGTGTTACGACGAAACATTAATCCTTGAAGATTTCCAAGGTGAAGAAGTTTTCCTCGGTCTGGATATGGCGCGAAAGCTCGATATGAACTCACTTGTGCGGGTGTTTAGTCGAATTATTGATGGTAAACGTCATTATTACTGTATTTCTCCATTGTTTTTTGTGCCGGAAGACACTGTTTTTAGTACTGATACTGCTTTAAAACGAGTGGTGGATAAATACCAAAAATGGGTGGTCAGCGGGCATTTAATCGCAACCGACGGCGCAGAGGTGGACTATCGCGAAATCCTTGAATGTGTGAAAGACACAAACAGGGAGCATCAGGTTAACTGTGCTGCAATTGACCCACACGGCGCGATCGCCATCTCTCACGATATGGCGGACGAGGGATTAAACCCGATAACCATCACACAGAACTACACCAACTTATCAGATCCGATGAAAGAGCTTGAAGCGGCTATCGAATCAGGCCGTTTTCACCATGACGGGAACCCTATCATGACTTGGTGTATTGGTAATGTGGTCGGGAAAACTGCCGCCGGGAATGATGACATCGTTAGACCGGTGAAAGAAATTCCAGAAAACAAAATTGATGGCGCGGTTGCGTTAATGATGGCAATCGGTCGAATTATGCTAAATGAAGATGACGGGATTTTTATCCCGGACGAGGTATTAACGCTATGAGAACATTTTTTATTGATCTGGTCGGTTTGGCTGGACTTGGCGCATTATGTACCGGCGTTTATCTCCAATATGGAACGGCTCAAACCTGCATTATCGGCGGTGGGCTTTGCTTGTTATACGCTATTTTTTCAGCGCGGGGGCGTAAATGATTTTTGATAAATTGTTTAGTGCCCGCTCCCTTGAAAACCCGCAGGTTCCGTTAAGTGCCGAGGGCGCTTATGATGACTTGTTCGGCGGAACACAATCGCGCACCGTTGACGCTGATACCGCAATGAAATTAAGCGCGGTCTATGCCTGTGTTTATGTGCTATCAAGTGCTATTGCGCAGTTACCGTTACACGTTATGCGCAAAGATGGGAAAAACATAGAACCGGCACGCGACCACCCGTTATTTTACCTGTTACACGATAGCCCTAATTTCTGGCAGACGTCCTACAAAATGCGGGAATACGGGCAAAGTGCGGTACTTTTACACGGGAACTCTTACTTACACATTGTCCGCCGCCGAAGTGGTGAAATCGAATCGCTTGAAACGCGCGAGCCTTGGTTGGTGCGGTTGCTGAAAAACGGTGGACGGTACATTTACGGCTATTATGGCGAAGATGAAACGTTGTCAATCAGTCCCGATGACATGATCCACGTTAAAGCGCTTGGCGCTTCGTTGAAAGTGGGTAAGTCTGTTATTCAGCAGCACGCCGAAACAATCGGGCTTGGGTTGAATGCGAAAGATTTCGCCGGGTCTTTTTTTCTTGGCAATGCCCGCCCAGCAGGGATTGTGAGTGTAAAAACGCCACTTAATGAAAAATCATGGTTGAGCTTCAAAAAATTCTGGGATAAAGCAAGTTCGGAGCTGAAAAACAAAGAAAACAAGACGGTTCTTTTACCTGCTGAGCTGGACTATAAAGCGTTAACCGTTTCCCCGGTCGATACCGAACTATTATCCATGATGAAATTGAATCGGTCAGAGATTGCGGGAATTTTCAACGTTCCGGCACACATGATTAACGACTTGGAAAAGGCGACCTTTTCGAACATCTCTGAGCAGACGATTCAATTCATCCGTTACAGTTTGATGCCGTGGATCGTGAACTGGGAACAGGAAATTAATCGCAAGGTATTTACCGAAACCGAACGCAAAGCCGGTTATTTTGTGAAGTTTAACCTTGGCGGCATTATGCGCGGCACGCCAACCGAAAGAGCGAAGTTTTATCATAGTGCGATCACCGATGGCTGGATGTCACGCAATGAAGCCCGCACACTCGAAGATATGAACCCAGTTGACGGGTTAGATGAATATCTTGTCAGTGTTAATGCGGCACAACAAATCGAATCAGACAAGAAAGAGGAGAACAAACCCGATGACTGATATTGAAAAACGGTCCTATGTTGGCGAAGTTCGGGCTGAAAGTAAAGATTCCGAACCTACTCATATTATCGGGTATGGTTCGGTTTTTAACACCCGCTCGCAGTTGATGTGGGGCTTTCGTGAAATCATTATGCCCGGGGCATTTGATGACGTGCTGGATGATGATGTTCGCGGTCTGTTCAATCATGACCCGAATTTCATTCTCGGACGTTCAACCGCCGGCACATTAAGCCTAAGTGTTGACGACACCGGTTTACGTTATGACATTATCGCACCTGATACGCCGACCATTCGGGATTTAGTGATCGCGCCATTAAAGCGCGGCGACATCACTCAATCATCATTTGCTTTTAATGTGGCCCGTAACGGCGATGAATGGTATGAGGATGACGATGGCGTAATAATCCGCGAAATTCACAAGATTTCACGCCTTTATGACGTTAGCCCGGTAACTTATCCAGCATATCAGGAAGCAAACAGCACGGCGCGATCGTTGGACGCATGGAAAGAAGCCCGTAACAGTGGCGATATTCAGAAAGCCGTACATCAAAAAGCCGCCCGAGAACGATTTTTATCGTTAATATCTGGCAAGTAA